CACGGACATCGTTGTTTGTAATAGTTAACTTACTCTTTGCAGGTAAGTAGAACTTATTCATATAATTTCTAAAGTATTTACTCATACCGGCAATAAATCCTTCTACATGAGTGCCATCTCTTGTAGGGCAAAAGTTACCGTATGAATGGATGATCTCATTGTCATCCGCAGAATCAAATGTGAAAGCAATCTCAGCTTTCATCCACTTATCATCACGTAATGCACCAAATCTAATTGGAGTGATGATAGGTTTACTTACAATGGTATTTAAACCATCCATCAAACCATCAACGTTTACTATAGTTTCTTTAACTTTAGCACCATCAATAGCTTGACCATTAAATACAACTTTAGCACCTTGCTTTAAAAGTGGTACTAAAGATTTGATAAGTTTCAATACATCTTGACAAGTTACAGTTGTCTTACCCATAGTTTCTTCATATGGTTTAAATGTAACTGTAGTACCTTGCTTATTTTCAACATATTTCAAATCTGTGATCTTAGCTGTCTTAGCATCACCAAGTTTAAACTCAACTCGTTTACCTTTACCTAAGATATAAGATTCAACTGTAAAATATTCTGAGCATGCATTTGTTACTTTAGCACCTACACCATGACGACCAGAGGAGAATTCCCCAGGTTTCTTATCATAGTTAGAAGATGTATGTTGAGATGCAAATACACGCACTAAACTATCATGTGGAATACCACGACCATTATCTCGAACTGCAAGTTCTTGTAATGGTTCACTAAAAGCCACATGTATTTCTGTACATGGGCTATCATCTTTCATAAGTTCATCCGCAGAGTTTTGAAATATCTCCCGGATCATATTAATAAAGCCTTTATTTCCTGTATAACCTAAATACTGGGTAACAGTTTTTCTAACAGCTTCAGCGAAGTTCTCAATTGTCTTAATTTGCCTATTGTAGGACTTGATGTTTTCGATTTGTTCTTTTGTGTATACCATATCAGGGTCCTCCTACTTAGCTGTTACATAAATTATCAAAAAATACCGGATGATATGAGCCCATAGGCAAAACGCCTATGGGCAATATATCATTCAGATTTTTATCTCTTATTAAATTGTAACTTTAGTTTCTGTAGTTGTTGTACCAGCGGCAGGTTGTTGTTGAGGAGCTGCTGGTTGTGGTGCTACATTAACAGGACCTTGCATAGTTGTAATTGTAGCTTGTTGAGGTGCTTGTTGCATAGCCATTGGTGCAGTCATTACAGGAGCTGCATATCCATTAGCAAATGGATTACCCATTTGTGGAGCTGGAGTCATCACTGGAGCTTGTTGAGGAGCTTGTGTGAATGCACCAAACACTTGACCTTGTTGTGGAGCTGGTTGCATTTGAGCTTGTTGTTGAGCTACCACATTTGGATCATAGTAACCTGGTTGAGCCATTGGTTGTGCTTGCATTGGCATTACAGGTTGTTGTTGGTTATACACATTATAACGTGCACCATAGTTACCATTGAAGATATCTTGGTACGCATCGAAACCATAGCGGTTGAATGCAGGATTTGCATTAGGAGCTACAGTTTGAGAATTTGTAGTTTGACGTACAACTTCTGTAAAGTTTTGTACCGCCATTTTATATAAGTTTGGAGCCTTGCGAAGAAGTGGGATCATCATCATGTAATCCTTATAGAATTCTTCGTCGAAGTTGACTGCATATAACTTCATTTGTTCCAAGAAGTTAACCAAGTTATTTACACTTGCTTCGATATCTTCCTTGGATCTAATAGTCATATCAAATTCTGCACCACATTGGGAGCATTTTACCATATTACCACCACCGATTGGGTTGATAAGCAATTTGGTTGCATTTTTATGTGGGCATTTTGCACGAGCTACATCGACTGGATCGATGTTCATGTTAAACTCGTTCTTAACTGGTTTCAACAACTCCAAGTCTTCCTTAGTCATTGGATTTGTAACTGCTACTTCTTTGAACATGGATTGTGCTGGCATTACACCGGCACCATACATCATTGGTTGTCCGAATTGTGGAGCGGCAAAGCCGTATCCAGGTTGAGCTTGGAATGGTTGTTGTGTGAATTGTTGTTGATACATACTTGTATCCTCCTTTGTCAAATAAATAATAAGAGTGGTTCTTGTATATAATAAAACATATGTGTTATTATATCACGTTAATAATATACAATTATCGAGATGTTTAGGGTATGATATTTTAAAATATCATACCCAAGTCTCTAATTATATAACTATTGTTGACGTTCACGGATTTGTTGTGCCGTGACACGATGTTCAGCTTTAGCACGATCTTCTTGTTGTTGAAGAACGACTTTAGCTTGTGCATCGATAGCCGTTTGTTGTGCCACAATTTCTTGAAGTACATCTTCAGGAGTTGTGTTAAGATAAGATCGTAGATCTTGGCTATCGAATTTATTAAGAAAGTTCTTAATTTGATCATCAGTAAATCCAAAATCTTTAGCAATTGGTTGTACTGACTTACGAGTAGAATAAGCAATCATATATTGTACCATTTCAAAGGTAGTAATGATTATTTTTGTTTTTACACCTGGGTGATTTTGTTGGTCATCATTAGCTTTAATAGCTACAATAACTTCGTTAGCATCATCCCATTTAACAAACATATTTCCTTCGTCAATGATAATACCATTATCGCAATAAAGACGAATTGCTATGTTTTGCTCTGTTGCTCTGAGCTTATCACGATATGCTTTTAATTGTGTTGCATCCATCGATATCTAATCTCCTTTTATATTCTTTTGCACACTTTACAATACTATCTGGTGCATACAGTATAGTTACTGCAATGTTTGGCTTTTCGAATAAAATTATATATCGACGGTAATAAATAGCATATCGTTCTTTATGTCTCTGAGTGTTACACCGTTTAGTGTAAGCATTCATTAACTTATAAAGTTTAGAATAGGGATCTAAGTAATCCACATAGATCCCTTCATATAAAGCTTTTTTGATTAGTCGCTCCACTCCCTTTTTAGGAAGACCAACTCTACTTTTTGCCCTATCGTAGAAATGATCTGAAATACTATAATCGACGCTGAGCATATGGATCTCGTGCAGCCATAGTCAACTTCTTATTCCAGATAGTTGATTCTGCTACATGGATTGTCTCCGGATTAAAGATTCCAGACAATAGATATTGTTTGAATTCTACAAGGGCATTCATAAGAATAGTATAGATTTGGGCATTGGAGTGGTGGTACAAATAGAAACGTTGTTCTATAGGACCATAGTTTTCTGGAAGCAAACCTTGCATAGATTGTTCTGCATTAGCACCATAGAAATGAATAGCACCTGCAGTAAACATATGATAGTTTGCATTCGCTTTTGCGACACTGATTAAGCTATCTAATAAACGATCAGACTTAAAGTATTCTTCATAATCTGGTACGTTGATATTAGCATTAGCTAAATCATTTAGAATACGATTAGATAGATTCTTGATTTCGATGAAGAATCTATCACCATATTTACCTAGGAAATCTGGACCAAGTTTCTTGATTTCTCGATCAAGTGCATTTGGTCTAGGTTTACCATTCTTGTGAATACTAAGAGTATGATTCTTCTTAGAGAGTTTCTTCTCTTGTTCGATATCGATCTTAGTAATCTCTTTAAATCGATCCATAAATCCTTTACGATAATAGTACTCTAACTGACTTGCAGGTTGAGTACCCCATACTGGGATTTGGATCTGTTGATTGTTTTGAGTAAACTGTGCAACCCATTTTTCGGCTTCAGCTTTACCTTGGTTAAATGCAACAGTTACTTCATTTAGATTTTCATTAGACATCGTATTCGTCTCCTTCCTCTTCAAGACGACTAATATCTTGAAGTACAGAGCCATTCATAATCATATGTATGGCGTTATCGTAATTCTCACGCTCTGTCTCAGAGATTTCATCGATTTCAACTTGAGATTCTAGATAACGTTGGATATCAAAGTCATCTTGGAACCACTTGTTTCCATCTTCATCTTCGATTGTATCGAGATAGTGCATGAATTGAACTAATGAGATAAATCCATCATAATCATATGGGCGAGTTTGCCATGAAGAGATCTTGGATTTCTCAAAGTCAATAATATCGACATTTTCGATGATATACTCACGAACTGCCGTTTGACCCATTGCGAATTTGAATGTCTTTTCTTGGTCATATCCATCAATGAAGAATATGAATAGAGTATACATTCTCTCTTCTGGGTCCACATTAAATTTGCCATTCTCATCTGGCGTTATTGGAAACGCTAGTTGTAATGGGCTTTCAAAAATATTTCCGTTATCCATGATTAGTTCCTCCTTTTGCATAATATACTAAAACAATAATCAAGGATCACGTTTATAATATATGCTCTTAGAAGAATTTAGGTTTAGGTTTTACATAAATTAGATAATTTGAGAATCTAGTTATACCAGTATATATTAGATTAGGCATAATATCTCGATGTAGGAATTCTTCCATGAAGATACCATGACTATATTGAGAGCCTTGTGATAAATGTGTTGTAATAGCATACGCTAATTCAAATTTATCAGCTTTATTATAAGGATTTCGTTTAAGATATTCTTTCTGATCTTGAGGAGCTCTATAGTATTGTAAGTCCATCTTAATCTGACTAAATAGATTATTACCATCATCTAGGAAATCTATAGTCATTTCTTTTAGATCTTTCCTAATAGATGTGATATCTGGATGGTTTCTAACTATTCCTCTAAGACCATTGACTAGATTAATACCATTTACTTCAATATTCCAATTATTCTTACGACAAATCAATGGTTCATTGAAAGTAGGATATTGAGTTCTAATCTTTAAGATATCTTCTCTCATAAGAGTATTCACATAGTCTCTAGTCTTATTCTTACAGCATAGAATAACATCAGCATTCAATGCCATATTATCAGTCAATTCATCTTCTGGTATTACCATAGCATTATTATAGTAACCAAAATTAATTGGTAATCCTTTGATGGCTCTATCTGCGAGATATACTATCCCAGATTGCTCTGCCTGACGCATAATTTGGTCTAATCTATAGACCTTTCCTGATACTAGATATCCTGGATCATCTCCTACTGGCGGTAACTGATTAAGGTCACCACAGGCTATGATCTTGATACCGAATGATTCTATGTCTTCTACCATAGATCTTGGAGTCATAGATGCTTCATCTATAATTATTAGTTTTATATCATGAAGACGCTCTTTCTTAATCCATTTCAAAGTTGTTTTAGGCTTATTAAAGTAAGCATCTATGATAGGTTTACCATTCTCATCTGTCATAATAGACTCTGTTGGTTCATATATAGATGAATGAATAGTTCTAGCTTTAGTCATACCACGATTACGCATTACTATAGCTGCTGTTCCAGTATAGCTCATAGGCATAATAGAATCATATGGTATACTTAAACGCTTGATTATTTCATTTAATACAACAGTCTTACCTGTACCAGCCGCACCAGTATATTGGAATACTAAATCAGATGAATTATTATACCATTCTACTGCCGCTGATACAACTGCTTCTTGACCTGGGTTTAATATAAATCCCATAATCATTATCTCCTTTTACGTTTCTTAGGTTCTACCTCAGGTGGGTAGTCTATTGCTTCGTAACTGTATCTTGCTTCACCAAATAACATGAAATCTATAATCTCCATATATTGTAAAGAGGAGTTATAGTACTTTCTTGTAGTGAACTGTGTACCATCTGACATCATAACATGAAGTTGACTTCTAGGATCATCAGCTGGACCAAAGATTTTGAAGTAGTTTGATAAATAGTAGCTATTATCATCCCACTCATCAATAAAGATATCAAATAAGAACTTCATAATATTCTTATTATTAACTGGATCAAATACAATAGAATCACCATAAGCACTTTCATAGTAGTCTACTGGCATTCTAAAGAATTTACCCTTATAGTCTAGAGCTCTAAGATCTCCATCTTCATCTGGAATACAGATATTACGAGTATAGAAGTCTTTTTCTAGACCAAGTTTACTTATTAGAGCGTTTGTGGCACCAATTACATTAGGATCCCACATACACATTAATGCATTTTCCATTTCAAATATTCCTCGTACCCCAAAACATTATAGTATATAAGAATTGAGGTGTAATAAACATGGACGATAAGTATAATTCTGATTCCGGCTTAGGATTCACCGAAGTCGGTATTCTTACTTCAGTATGTAATAAATATGAGCCAGGATATCAAACGTTTTATGTGCAAGCACTTAATCCGATGAATATGAAGTCTCCTATTAAAACTACGACTAAAGTTCAGAATCCAAATATTATTAATAAAGAAAAGTTTTCCACAGGCAAAGTTCAAACAGGTTCTAATATCCTAGTTGAAATGCCTAAGGAAGTTGCTAGAAACTTTCCTACTAAATTCATACCTCCTGGGACTAGATTTACTATAGCTTTCCTTGGTGGTGATATAAATAAACCAGTTGTTACAGGAAGGGATTACGATGGCTACGAAGACGACGCTAAATAGTATTAAAGCATTCATCAATACTAAGCCAATCATAAGCACTGATTACTCAAATATGTCGTTCATTGAAGAACGTGAGCGTATTCAGTTTGCTGTTGGTAATATAGTCACTGATGACTATTTCCCTGAATTAAAAGCTAAATGTGTTAAAGTATATCTTGACGATAAAGAGATTCAAAAGTATAAATATAGACCAAAGATGTTAGCATATGATGTATATGATAACGCTGAGCTATATTATATCATTCTTAGAATCAATGATCTTTACAGTGTCAAAGACTTTAACTTAAGTAAGAAATATGTATATTTATTATCTAAGAAAGATCTTAAAGCCTTCTTGGCAGATCTATATACATTTGATAATGATCATATCCTTACATTTAATTCACATCATAAATTGAAGAATAACTAATCAACAGGTCTAGGCTCATTGTAGTCTAGACCGCTATTTATTCCAGGTCCAACTTATTACATCATCTATCAAAGCTGGTGTATACCCAGAAAGGTCTTCTTCATCATTATATAGAAGAGCATCCCTATAAACTATTCTAGGAGTACCATCTTCTAAATCATCCATATTGAAATCTCTAATTACATTTGCGGCTCCACGGAATGATTCTGGTGGAGTTACTCCGAATTGTGTATAAGTATAGAGTTTCTCGGCATCATTAAATTCATTAAACATTCTTAAACCAGTCTTAAGTACGATCTTAGTATCATCGAAGTTGGCTCCTCGATTATATGGATCTGCTTCATAACACTCTTCAAGTTCTTTAATGAATTCTTTACTAATACCATAAGCATCAGATTTCTTTTTAACACTATCTGATTCTTTAATCTCTACAGGTTTAGATTTCTCATTACCTAATAATGCACTCCAGCTACCATTATTATTTTCATTAGTAGCAGTCTTAAGTTCATTCAATGATAATTTAGATAATGGTTCAGCTAAATGAATATCCTGTAAGAGTTCTAAAGGTCTTTCTTTAGAGTAAGGTAAATAGAAGAATTGAGATGATTGTGTTTTAAAACGTTTCTTAGCATTTGCCATACCAAGATACTTTCTACCATCAGCTCCATCTTCTGGTACTAAGATGAATGCAGAGTCAGCATTTTCTGTAATCAAAGTAGATTCACCAATGTTTGCACGACCTACTTTACGTACTAAATCTGCTTCACTAGATTTACGACCTTCATCAATTATCTTAGCCGCATCACGATTCAACTGAGATGCAGTGATAACTGGAATATGTTTAGCAACAGCAAATTCTTTAAATTCATCTACTACTGCACCAAGAGCTATACGCATATCACCACCCATGAGTTTAAAGTCACGTGGTCTAATACGTTTAATATAGTCTTGTACTAAACAAACGACTTCTTGTCCATTAGCAGACATTTCATCGTAGATTGTATATAAGTAATCTGTATCTACAGAGTTACTTGGTACATATCTGAATTCGATATCAATAGGAGAATCATTAGATACCCCTAGACCATTTTGTCTAAGTAATTGCATGATTTCCTTATGCCCACCAAATTCACTAATATCATCATCAGATACTAAGATACTGAATACACGTTCCAACGTTTCGTTCAAAGTATTTTCCATCGTTAGGAATAATATAGTTGGACGTTTAGTTGGATCTTTTGTAACAATATCTTTATTATTACCTTTGATTTGAAGTGTTAGATTCAATAGTGTACTAGATTTACCTTCACCTGGTAAGCCTAGATAAATATAACACCTATCATTTTCAAAACCACCATTCAAGGATCTATTGATTGCTTGAATACCAGTCTTAAGTTTTGTAGAACCATCGATAGCACGATTATACATATGAGCTACTGTAGCTTCAAACTGTTCATCATTAGATAGAGATAATGATTCAGAGACACTACTTACACATACGTTTTCTTTAATCTTACGATTGACGTCTACGATTTGCTTTTGTACATCTTTTAGGATTTTGAACTTTTCCGTTTCATTAGCTATAGCAAAATCACTATACTGAGTGTACATTGTAGACATTATAGACTGAGTATAGAATGAGTTTCTATTATTCCCAATATTTTGCTCTATAAATGCCAATTCATTAGAACCTAAAGGTTCTTCTAGTTTACGTAATGGGAAGATATTCTTTACATCTAACCCATTCAATGCTGCTTCCATAAGGATATCTCTATTCTCATATCCTTTAAGTCTAGCATCTAATAATTGTTTTAAGAAGAAGTAAGAATTTCTTTCACGAACTTGCTCTACACTAAAATTCTTACCAGGGTCTATCATTGTTAATAGTTCCCTTAGATCTGTCAATACACCTCTGTTGGATGTATGTATGGTCTTTAAGATATAATTTGCATATAAGATTATAGTTGATAGTGGTAATGAGAATCCACTACCTATATCTTTCTTAGCCATCTTTAATCCTCACTTTACATAATAATCACTCCTTTAATAATTCAATCAATTCTTCTGGAGTGATGTAAGTATAACCCTTACTATCATTTATATATCTACTTAGAATATCAAACTCTGTAAGGCTCTTGTCAGTAATATAATCAAACTCTTTACATTGCTCAAGCACTTCTTGAGACTGTCGTCTGATTATGTCATTCTTATAATCACACTTTATAGATATTGTTGGGTTGTTTCTATAAAATGATTTCAAGATATTAATGTTTTCATGCTCTAATGTAAACTCCATACGGATATTATTTACTCCTTGAGCTTGACGTTGTTTAATGAATTCAATAATCTTTTGTGGATCATCTTTAATCATCTCATCAAAGTTTATTGTATCATATCTATAAGACTGTATCTCTTCAAAGTGAACGTAATACTGTCTCGTAGTTATATTATGTAATAGAATTAAATATCCCTTAGGTTGCTCTTCTCCATAGCACCATCTATATGGTGAACCACAGTAATAGAAGTCTTTCTCATAACAACCTTGGACGTGTACATGACCTGCAATGACTGGTCCCATAGAATACTTGAAATTATCCATTCCAAATACAGGACTCGGTGCATCTAAGTCAATTTTATCTTTTCCATATATAGCACCTCTAATTGTACCATGCATGCATACTGCATCATAGTAGTTATTATAGAGGATATTCTCGTAAAACTCTCTTCCCATTCCTGGCACTTCAGGTATACATAGGATACGTTTTTGTTTTACATATTCAAATTTTATAGTTTCAATTACACGTACATCTACTGATGGATCATTCATATATCTATAGAATAGTTTAGTCTGATTAGCATCATGGGATGGTGTACCATGTAATATAAATAAAGTACATTGTTTAGTTCTACATACTTGAACTAATTCATCTACAAACTTCAATGCATACATAACTGCATCGGAGTTACTCATAAACTTATGGTGGAATAAATCACCATTAATTGATATCAAGTCTAAGTCTAATAGCTTGATTC